CACGCATATCAGCGCATACCATCGATTGTTTTTTACGCATTTCATTGTAACGACCTTGATAGCCAAAGAGCGTTTGGTTATCGGTCTCATTATCATCCGCATAGATTTCAGCACGTTCTATACCCTGTTCAGACAAATGAGCAAATTCAGGTGAATAGAAATCATACCGTGTGCGCCGAAGCCATTGGCGGTTGATTCCCTGCATATATGCAGTTCTTGGCATAATAGACATCAAACCGATGATCACACCAAATTCTTTTGCATGGTATCGGCATACATGATTTCCAGCAACAGAAATACCATGACCGGCAAGATTTCCCTGCGGTGACGTGGTATCGGTGGAAGACGTCTGTAATACTTCCGAAACCAAAATCGGTGATTTAGTACCACCCAGGTACTCCGGACGCTGTAAACGCTCGTCTCGTGGTGCTACACCGAAATGTGCACGCAGGAATTCGGTGTACCTTGCACCACCTCGAGCATTCCGTTCAAGCCATTTTTGAATCTGGAAAGCCAAACGAAGATCACTAACATCAAAGGTTGTCGCATTAGACAAGTCAACAGTATTGTTATTAAGTTGAGAAGCAGGAATCAAATGCGAGTGTGTAGTGTCTCCTTTAACATCAACTTTAGTTTTGAAACGAGTATAATTATCAACTGGTTCAGCATACAAACCGTTAACGCCCATCGTCCAATTTGAATCAACATTAGTTCTTAAATCGTTTGAAAAAACCGCAGAAGTTGTACCACTGATAGGCAAAGCCGGAGCAATGCCTCTCTGTTGCCAAGGCAACGCAGAACTGAAATAATCCTTTTCCCAGCACCTATTAAGAATGTTTTCCTGATCAATATTAACCGGATCTTGTAGATTCTCGTCCCTGTAATACTCATTCCAAATCATGTTGTATGCACGCTTAGGGAATGACAATGGAAGGGCACCATTGGGCTTTACACCAATCGGGAAACCTAGATAATCCCAAAGGGAATATTTTCCATTATTCGTTGGATTCCATCGTGGTAACGTACTTGCATCAGTACCATCTTCTCCACCGGTAATAAAATTTTCCCAATTCACATCATCAGAATCATGCCAAAGTATTCTGTATGGCACGAAGAAATAATGAATATATACATTAATCTCATGCAAAACAGGAGCGACGAGGGGCTGGAACCTGATTACAACCTCATTACCAATGTTGAATACATCGCCGGGAACAACCTCATCCGCCATTACTGGAATAAGCTGACCCATATCACAATTAAATTTCTTGTCATAGGACAAGTTAAACGCTGAACGCCTAATTTTTGGCGATGAAACTCTTGAAAAAACACTCATCTTGAAACCTCCTTCATAGTCTCATTAATACTTTCTAACATTGTCGCAATAGTAGACAAATTAATACTAATAATAGAAAGAACTTCACTATAATCCACTGAATCATGTTCATTAGTTTTTTGCATCTGTCAAATCCTCCATTTCAAGTTGTTTCGCATCAACATCAACCGCTTCAACTTTTCTGAAATTAGAAAGCGGAGGGTTGTCAGTGTCATAATCTGCAATAGCATACAAATCATAATCATCAGGATTCACCTTATTATCCTGTACCATACTTTGAAAGACACGCAACGCAACACCGTCATTCTTGAACAACATCGGCGGATTAGTTTCATGCGCAACCTTATCAAAAATTACATACAATTTACCTTTCATAATTTCCTCTTCTTCAGTGCCAATTTGGCTTTTAAATTTAAATCTCTTTGTTTATTCTCAATATCATTTACAATGTATCGAGTTCCTTTTACTTCTAGACCCAAGCGCTTACATTCCTCTTGAACCAGATGCTTAGCACGCTCCTGCAACGCTTCACTGACATCAAGATTCTTCTTGAAATATCGTGGAAGACCATGATGAACTCCTTTAACCGTAAGACCCAAATTCTGGGTCAAATACTTTTCATTGTCCAACATCCATTGTTTTCCTATTCCCTTGGACATCAGAGAAAAAGGCGCAACCTTATCACCATATTCCGCTGATCTTTTACCCGTCAGTTTTTTCTGTATATATCCCGCAACATATTTGGCAGAATCGTACGTAACTGTACCAGCCTTAATAAAGCCACTTGTCCATGCCTTTCTGATAGCGGGATCATTCGCAGATAAACCGAAAATTATCGCATGATAATGTGGTCTACCAAATGTTTCACCATACTCACCACACAGATAATACTTGATTCTAAGATCAGCAGGAAGAAACGACCTTAGACGTTTGAAGAATAGTTGACAATCTTCTTTATGAAGACTGTTATCAGCCGGAAGATGCGCATCATCATAAGTAAGTGTTACAAAAGTATTGAAATCATGATAATCCGTTTCTTCCATTATCCGTAAACTCCATTCTTCCGTACGCTGAACCCGACAGGCCATGCACTGCCCGCAGGGTACCAGCATACGCAAATACGTGCCATCAGGTTGTTTCACAGGGATTAAACGTGGATTCGTACATTTCACTTATTTCCCTTTACTGTCGTAGTATTCTCTTCATTCATTACGATGATGTTAGAGTCTGATACCGCCTCTTGAAACTCCGTATGCCCGAAGCTTTTTAGTCCTTCGCATCCGGCGAGAACGAGAACGAGAACGATACCGAGAACGACCAACACCCTTCTTACGAAACTTTTTACCATACATTTATTACTCCTATAAATAATATTAAAACCGCACAAGCGGTTCAAATCAACGATACTTATTTCCAAAACTTCCGTTTTTACCTTGATTCATATAAAATTCCTGCATTCTTTCATTGGAATTTATTCTCCAATGATCATATACCCTTTTAGAATCTTCTCCAACAGCTTGCGACTCTGCAACTCCACCAGTCAAATTATTCCTTCTACCATTGATATAATCACTTACTTTTGGAGAAAACTTAAACAAATGCCCAAAACCAGCTTCTTGAGTTCCGGTGACCGGTTTATCATTCCATTTGTTTTTAAGATTTTCCCACCAAGTTTTAATAGTAGGTAACCATTTTTGCCCAATAGACAAACCTTGCATAAGCGTTGGATTTATACCATTAGGTGTTTTATTCATGATACCCGTATCAAGCAACAATTTGTTATCATGTTCTTTGACTTGATTATCAAGCTCCATTGATTTTGCTTGCTGTTTCAGTAAAGTAGTCTGCGCATCAGTTTGTGCAATATTTTTCTTCATCTGCAAACCTTGCATGGCGGCTAACACACTTTCCTGTAAACCTTTGATCTGCGGTGCACTTGTAGAAATAGGGGAACTCGTACTCGCCGCACTACCGGCCGCAAGCGTCTTCGACAAACCAGCCGCAGAAAGATCAGCGGCACGACGCTGAACAGCTGTATCCTCTCTGTTCCAAGTCTGCTGTTGTGCCCATTTCTGATAGTTTAGATTTTGCTGTTGGGCAACAACGTTCGCAACCGAACTTCCTATACCTGCAAGAGAACCTAAAGGATTCAACCAATCCATTAAAGCCATTTTTTAACCTCGCTCAACTTCTTACATTATCAACGTGTACCACGTTGCTGTCAACTGGCCATATTAGCATCAAGTAGACTAATATGGCCAGTTCCTAAACAGGCAGGGCAAATGCCCTACCTGTTACATACTTTGTACGTTAACACATGTAAACGTATCACTCTTTGGCTGCCGCTTCCTGCTCTGTCTTAGTGGATTCGTCAATAGCTTTTTCGTCAGCCACCTTTTTAGCGTTAACGGTGGCATCCTTATTCGCTATTACTTCATCCAACGCATTCATCGCATTAGAAGCGTCAGCCAGATCGAAATTACTATCTAGGGTTGGATCAAGAACAGGATCATCACCATCCTCCACGAAGTCAGTACCATAAATTCCTTGACCTCTCGAACGAGCAATAGCATTGGCGAGACCAGCATCACAAAGACGCTTGATCATCCGATCAGCTGGAACATATCCAGCCGTTTCAACAAGGAGTTCACCTGAATTTTTTTCACCTTCATAAGGTTTTTTATTGTACTGCGTAATAAATTCCATAAACGTCTCCTTAACATTTTAAGCGTGATCGATCAAACCCGGATCGGGATTGATGGGCATAGGACGAAGAGCAATAATATCGTTGCTCATATTCACGATAATACCTGGTTCATTTTGAACCGCAAAAATATCTTTTCTAGGAACACAAGAAACGAACGAACTGTTCAGCATTGGAGGT